TGGAGTGACATCAAGCGCCTTGCAAAGCTAGCTGGCCTTGAAATCAAGAAGCTCGATATGGAAAGTGAATACTACGATTATTTCGAGATCGAGTTTGAGTGGGCCGGTAACGTGTGCCGCATCAACGCTGATATCTTCTTAGAAGATGCTTACGACAAACTTTATAGAAAAGGCGACTTCGCCGATTTCCGTATGACTGTCGGGCCAAATCGATCTTTGGATACTGATCAGGCAGCTCGTCGGGCTGTTGGAATTATTGCAACAATCATTTCTGATGGAGCGTGGTAATGAGAATCAATCTTGAAAGAATGTTTGCTCGGGCGCGTTGCCGCGTCCACAGCGTGTACTTTCACCAGCTGGATGAACTCGATGAGGCAACCTATGCCTTATTGGTCCGCAATCATCGAGCAACCTGGGCTAGGCTGAAGGCAATCGTGGAGGCCGCGTAATGGAGCTGCACATCGGAGCAAAAATCTCACTGGCCGGTGGCAAGATCACCGGCACAGTCCTGTCGCACCGTGGTCGGATTGTCACGATCCGCACCCCGGACGGCGACAAGAAGCGCGTTGAAAAGCGCCTGATCGAAACAATCCTGGAGTCGTTCGTATGAATATCATCGATGTCTTTTTCTTCCTGACCATGTTCATTGGGATCTATGGCGGGNTCGTGCTGTGCGCATTTGTAGTCGATAAACTACTGCGTCGGTTTTTCAACAAGGGAATATTCCCAGAGGGGTACTTCAAATGAGTTTATTTTTTAACAACAAAGGAAAAACAGAGATGATCACCAGAGATGAAGTCACAGAAATGATTGCTCAAGAAAACAAAAAAGTAATCGATTTGATTGAGCGTCTATCTGAGTTAATCAGCCAATCAAATGAAGTTTCTAACAAAAGATCCAGGTCCAAGCCTTCTCAAGAATTTTGTTCTGCAAATGAAATCTGCACTCGCCTCTCGATAGCGCGCAGCACTATCAATAAGTGGCAGGAGGATCGTCATTTCCCAATGCCCATCAAGATTGGGAGCTACTGCAACCGCTGGCGGAGAGTAGAGGTTGACGCATGGGTAGAGGAGAATTTTCATGGTAGGTAAAGTCACGTCGTCGCAGAAGCCATCTGCGTCTGTATTGCCGTCGATCATGGGACACAGTCCGTATGAGACACCGCTAGTCGTTTTGGACCGCGCAATCAAGTGCGTTGATCAGGGTGTGGACCGATTACCCGGTGAAGAGAAGCGCATCGAGGCAGCTGAATGGGGCAACAGGCTGGAAGATACAATCCTGGAGGAGGCAGCTGCTCGGCTCGGTGTCGGTGGCTTGATGCTGGATCATCCTGAGCCGCATCACTACCAGGACATCCTGTCTTGCAGTCTGGATGGCACAGCTGAGGGTGGCGGGGTCGTCATCAAGCATGACCCCGACAATGGCATCTATGTTATTTCCGCCGATGAAGAGATTGAGCTGATCGGCATGGGCATCCTGGAAGCCAAGCTCACCCGCGTCGCACCACAAGAGAAGCCCGATCTCTATCGCGGGCCGATCCAACTGCAAGGTCAGATGCTCTGCACCGGGGCAACCTGGGGCGCGGTTTGTACGCTGTACCAGGGAGTTGAGCTGCGCATCTTTGTGTACAAGCAGAGTGTACAGATGCAGCAGGAGATCATTAAAGTCTGCTCGGACTTTTGCCGCAGGGTGAAGGACCGTGATCTGTACCCGCCGCTGTCCACAACTGAGGCAGTGCGTAAGTATCCTGAACCTCAGTTCCCGAAAAAAATTATCGACGCGGACACGCCATTGCAGGAGAAGATCGAGCAGTTGGCTCACATACGATCTGAGCTGAAGGCGTATGAAACTCTGGCGGATGATCTGCAACTGGACATCATGGATCAGATGCAGGATGCCAGCGAGTGCATCGCCGGTAGATACAAGGTCACCTGGCCGGTCAGAAATATCAAAGCCAAGCCTGAACAGGTGAAGGTAATCCCTGCCGTTGAAGCACATCAGCAACGCGGCAAGACATTGAAAATCGAGGAGAACTAAAATGTCGATGATGCAAGTAGAGAAGAAGGCGCTGGAGAAAGCGTTGAAGATGTTGGATGCCATTGGCTGTCGCTACGGTGTAGAGACTGAGGATGGAGAAACCTTTGGCGTCGCACTCCAGGCAGAGAGGAAGCGATCTGCTGTCAAAAATCCTGGATGTTCACAATATTGCGAACAGCAAATCCAAAACCTGAATATCGGAGAGAAGTTGACGGTCCCATTCGGGGACTTTGATCCTCCTGCCATTCAGTCGTGTCTCGCCTACGCTGCGACAAAGCTGTTTGGCCGTGGCTCAATCACCACTGCGCGCAACGATAAGTCCAGCTGCATTGAAGTGATGAGGTTCATGTGACCAGGGAACAGATCGAGGTGATCACCTCTATGTACCGGGAGGACATATCCTACGCCAAGATTGCTGCGGAGATTGGCCTGACCGAGAACATAGTGAAGCACTGGGTTCGGACTAACCGGAAGCTTTATGAGCTTCCGAGACGCCGTAACCTAGCGGAAAAGTCCGGTGTCCTGTCCGAGTCGACAATGCTCGACAGCAAGTGGGACATCAAACGTGGTGTTGAATGGATCAAGAGGAGATGGTCATGGCGGTAACGGTAACGATCAAGATTGAAGGGAAGCCGGATGAGTTTCAGGACTTGTTCATCCCTTCAGAGAAACAAGCGGAGTTCGCAGCGATGACATACGACGCATACTGTGAAGCACTCAAGGGATTTATCTGGGACAACATTGACCCGCATAAGTTTATCAGGGGGAAGGAGGAATGAATGGCAAGGACAAGAAGCTGCTTGAGTTCATCATCGACTTCCTTGAAGCTAATCGGTATGCACCAACGTACACAGAGATGATGGAGGGAGTCGGTGAGAAATCGAAACGCGGGATCTTTACAAGCCTGGCTAGACTTGAAGAGGCGAATCGCATTGCACGTGTTCCTGGTAAGTCTAGGGCATTGCGTATATTGGATAGCACTCCTATGCAGGATCGTCCTGTCTCGACTTGAGATCCTTCTGGAGGGGTTGATATTCATTGTGACGGGGATGATCAAGCCCAGGAAAGCATGGGCAAAAATGCATGACACCAGTCTGTATGCAATGCTAGACTCAGAGGACTAGCAACTCTCTCACACTCTTGCTAGGTTCCCTCACCCGGTCACCCGCCGGGCTAGCCCCTCTCCGGAGGGGCTTTCTTTATCAGCTGCATTTGTATGCGTGACTGTTCGTCCTGGTCAAACCTCGCAGCTTTCCGCCGGTTCTCTGCCTTGGTCAGTATCTGTACGTTATCCGGTACGTCGAGTCCGCACACCAGGTCATGGATCAGGGGGATGATGTGATCGACTTCATGCTTTACACCAGTATCGATAGATAGCAGCTGTGCCTCAAGTCGAACCCGCCGTAGTTCTGTAACGCCTTGACTGGTTGCGACTCTTGATTTCGTCTCAAAGAATCTGCGAGTTCTAACGCTGCGCTTGTGGGCGCGACTCTGGTAATACTTCTTGGCGTTGACTCGCTTGCGCTCCTTGTATTGCTCGTCTCCGTAGTCGATCCAGTAATCTTGCCTTGTTCTAGCGCGGTTGCGTAGGCGTAGACATTCGCGGCAGTTGCGGTTCTGAGCGAATCGCTCCGAGTAATGGCCATGCTTACATGGCTTGCCGGTGAAATAGTAAGTAACACCTTGTCTTAGCGCCTCTGACTGAGTCGCCGGGTACTTGCTTTTCTCCACCGACTCAGCTCCATCAATAGGACCAGATCGTCGGGCGTGGCCAGCCTTCTTGACCTTGAAGATTGTCGATGTGAATAAATCTGCCACTGCCCTTCTGCTGGATGCCGACGCCCGTGAAGTCATGCAGCAGGATCAGCTCCAGAAGATTGAGTGCGTCTTCACCTTGAACGGCTATGTCGACTGCGCGGCCTGTGGTGTGCGCGCCGGGCTTGTCCTTTCTCGCCTCGATTGGATGGGTGTCGTGGCGGTACGCTGACGTGATCACCATCGGCTTGCCCCATGCTTCCCGCAGCAGGGTCAGCTGCTGCATGAAGTCCGGGTCCATCATCTCCAGACCTGTGTGACTGCATTTCATTTCATCCGCTGTGAAGTAGGGTGAAGTCCAGCTCATTTCTTTTTCTTCTCCAAGAAACCTTCGACAGCTCCACCACCAAAGTAGAAGCCAAGGATGATGAGCATTGCGTAGTTGATACTGAATTGATCCATGACCTTGGTCACTGCGTCTGGGTCACCATAGCCTGAGATGGTCATGCCAAGTACCAGGACATAACTTAACAAAAATGTTAATCCAAACATCAGGGCCAAGTACCGCTGGGCCAGCTTGAACGGCTGGTACGCATTCATGAGGTCAATTCTAGCCTTCGACTTGATGGCGACCTCTTCTTCTGTTGAGGTGTGCATATCATCAATCAGCTCCATGCCTTTCTTAATGACATCGCCAGAGCCTAGTATCTTTGATAGTACGCCGAGCATTACAAGCCTCCTATGTTGTAGTTAGTCTGAATACAGATTGAGTCGTAGTTGATCTTGGGTTGCGGTGCAGTTGCCATGAAAAAATCTCTGGCCTCAAAGCAGTCTTCCATTGTCGGGTACACACCTTGCGGTCCAACGATGTACCGATTCGCCTCAAGTAGAATGACAAACAGCACCCACATACATCACCCCTTCGCCGCTGAGATTGCTAGTATAAACCCCGCAATGACAGCGATAGCTGCCAGTGACCCACCGACAATGATCGCAATGTCGACGTACAGTTTCTTCTTCCGCTGCGCTTCACGCACCTGTGCGATCTTGGCTTGCTTCTCTTGCTCGCGTCGATCCTGGACGAACTTTTGGTAGCCGTCCCAGTGGCCGGTCCACATCAATATCTCTTTGATCTCTGCCCACTTCTGTTCTAACTCTACGCGAGCCGCGTACAGTTCCAGGTCAGATTTCTCCGGGCTGTCACCGGCTGACTTCTCGACAGCTTGCTTGGCTGACAGCATCTTGCCGATGCCAGCAAAGATCTCTGAGATCTCGCCAGCATTTTGAGCAGCGGTTTTGACAACGGCATAGCTCGCATTGAAGGCGGCGATTGCCGTTAAGGGGTCCACTAGGTCACCTTCATCAGTACAGCAACCAGCATTGCAATGATGCTACCGGCTGCCCCGATCATGACTGCCTCGATTCTTTTTATTCGTAGGATGGTTTCTCTCCACCGCTCGCCACAGACAGCTTCATGCGCTTCAAGGCGAGTCTCAATGCTGTCGATCCGCTTGTGTGCTGAGGCCACTGTGCGCTTGTCCATCAATCCGCATCCTGAATCGTTAGCTCACCCGCCTCAACCTGACGCATGATTTCTGCGTAGTGGCGGTTGGCA